GAGAACTTCGAAGGTAGGTCAAGTCCAACTTGATCAGGGAGACACTCGAAAGCATCTATCATAGATAGAATATTTCGATAATTAGCAAACACAGTTTGCTTAATCACGTGTCTAACCTTCTCGTCGAAGGTTACGAGTAGTTCTTTCAGCACATTCTCATCGAAATGAGAATAGCTGTCATTGCTATTCGCACTAAAGTCAGTATACAAACGTGTATTGACAATAGATCTCAGGCCCATTAAGGACCTACGAGCAACCTTCTCCATGTTCATGAAATCAAGGGTTCTTAACCACATATCAGCGTAGTTTTCGCCGGGATGTGAGAATCCAAGACCGACAGGCGGTAGCAAATCTTTGAATCTATCAAAGATGAGCTTCTGTCTACTGGACAGGAGTGAACGTGACTTGTTACCCAAACTCTTACATAAGTCGAGAAAATTGTCGTCAGACATTCTTCTCCACTTGTACTGCGGATAAACCGCATTACTTGTGATAATCTTTCCAGCAAACTCAGAGAGTTCGTTTGAAGAGATCGACTTCTCAGCAGAGTATGGGCAGCCGTGCGCGGTTAACCATTCTGAATACTTAATAAATAAGTCTTCATCAAGGATAACTACGTCATCTCCAACTACAAAGAATTGGTGATGATATGCGCTTCCAGATAACCAGTACAATAATAAACCATGAGTCATGGTAAAGGAACCAAACGAAGGGTATAAACCCAACGGTTGACCTTGTTTCCAAGACAATGGCCCGAGTGGTGATTTCCACTCACTACGGGAGATCTCTGCAAAGAGATCAATATCTTGTACTTTCCCGAAAACAGCTGTTAAGGCTGCTAACTGGAGGTCCAACGGAAAGAAATCTGTCGCTGAAGACAGATCAACCGAATGGACGGTCTCACCTTGTGAAAGGTGATTCTGGATGTACGGATGAGCAAGTTGCTGATCATGCGTGCAGTCCCAAGGGAGTGCTTTTACCTCACGGTAAATAGCTTTACCAAAAGGCAATAATGCCAACTGGTAACTCCTCATTGGATTGGCAACAGATCTTAATTTGTAACCGGGTTCTTGGATGAAAGAAATCTTTCCTCCAATTACCTTTGTATCTTCAGGAAAAGGTCGCGTTAGCGTCCTCATCCATCTTTGATGGCCGGTTCCGTCAATGACGGGGTCAAACAAAGACTGATACTTTTGGTACAAATACTGACCACCAGGTGTATTAAAGAGAACTAACTCTTTATCAATACATGAATCCTGAGGGACAGTGTTGTTCTGGTGAACAACAGGTGATCTCTTGCCCGGTGACCCTCTATAAACTAATAGATGGTTACCGCCGCGTATGATCTTCCGGGTATAACTGAAATAGTTCTTCACCGAAGTGGAGAACGAATCCAACTCTTCCTTAGAACAAGGAAGATTAGGTGCATTGAGACCCTCCAAGAACTTCTTGGTTTGGGAATCTGTGACCTTCTTGGATTCAAAGAGGGAGTATACCATCAACGAATTGATGATAACACACCGCTTCTTCTTATCAGTTTTACCGTACCTAAACATGGCACTCAAAATACCTCGGGGTAAACCCGATTTGTTAAGAGCAAGCCAAGGGGTGATGCAAGCATCGCCGCTTAGGTATCTGAGGAAATCAACTTTAAGAGATTTACACCTCTTAACAGTCCATTCCTCACCGGAGTTCGCCACCCACCTTACAATTAGATCCCGAAAGGGAATCTTCAAGTAGGGAGGTAGCCCGATAGCAGACAAACGGTGGTCAATCCTCTTCAGAACTAGAGCATGAATGCTCATAGTATCCTCCTATATTAGGATGTTTACTTAGTTCCGAAGGTGACGTACCTTCGTTAGTCTCAGGCTTACCCACAGACTCGTAGCCACCACGCATCCAGAACTCAACTAGACGAGCCTTGAGCTGCCGTAAATGACGGTACTCTTGGTACGACCAATAGGAGTAGGAATTGCCGCTTGGATCATGAGAGTGAGCTGGTACAGAGGCTTTATTAGCTTGTGCAGACTTTCTCATACCAAGACGGACTTGTTCCATAAACTCCGTGTCGTTCAACATTGAGTCAATCATATCCATGATTGCTTCAGGTTGGTCTACCATTGTTCTGGGCATAGCGTGGTACTC